GGCGCTGGGTATGCGTTTTTACCTCCCTCAGCATTCTTCGTTAGTTCGTACAGAACCGATTTAGCTTGGAAACCCATTACGAGAGTGCCCGCACAGGAGCTCTTGCCGGGCATATTTCTCCATATCTATTACCCTTCAGCTGGTCATTCTTCTTTGGAGAACGAAAAGGACCATAAGATATATTTTGTTCTCCAGGACGGCTATAAGAAGGCCGTCGGAACCCAAGACTTACAGCAGGCTTTATTTGTTTGTAGGGGGTGGAGTGCAGGGGATACGCTCCATGCCATTTTAAAAACGACGCTGAATTTAGCACTCAGCGGGGAAAGCGTTTCCTTTTTACCACTGGTAGAGCGTATCGCTCAGGAAGCGGGAATGGAAAAGCAGGAGTTTTCTCAGCGTTGGGTGAGCAACCCTTATGATGAATCCTGGCTTGTTAAGGAGATATCTTACCCTGTTTACCATGCGCCAGGTAAGGATAAGCGCGTGTCCCGCTTGGACGTATTGCATTTCTTGGATACTCGGTTTATGAGACCGGTGTATTTTGATATTTCTCCCTGGCATTCTATGTTTTCCGTACACCGGATTTTTAGGAAGGGAAGAAAGCCGGTGTATGCCGTGCTATCCCCTGATAAGCGGATTTTGTATGCATTTCCGGAAGACCCCTTTGTTCATGGTTTCGGGCAAGACCCTATACCCATGTTTAGTACCAATGAGCATTATTGTCCAGAGGTTACTGACCCTATTGCCCCGGTGGAGAGATACTGGGACAATAAGTCCTTTTTCCCGCTTACGAGCGGAGTGAGTGTCCTGGTAAAGAAGCGCAAGGATATGTGTTATTGTGTAGCCATCAAACCCGCGGAGGAACGGGATTTAAAAATCGACCCCAATCTCAGGGTGAGTCTTGGGGGAGTGAACGCAGGAGAAAAGTTGTTCTGGGAATACGAAATAGAGGTTCCCACTGTTTTATATGGTTTTGATTCCCTTGCTATTGCGGAATCATTACGGAAAGCAGTGCTCTTAAAACGGAGAAAAGCTCTTTTATACCGGCTTGACCCCGGTTACGAAGAACGTCGGAAAGCAAAAGGCATGAAAAAGTTCGTTGAAAAACACAGCGATTATATTGTTACCATAGAGGATAGCCTTGCCGCAGGTAACTGCCGGTTAGGAACCGAACACTTCAGAGACCAGTATTTTCCGGGACGCGAAAACGTAACTCTGCAAGAGTTGTCAAAATATGCTAGCCAACATGCAGTTACTATGGTTATTCGCCATATCATGGCGAAAAGGGGTTTTTGTAATGGAAATTGATCGCGTCATAGATGGCGCTATATCGTACCTGGATAATTTAAACTATTCTTCCTCTACTACCAACGGGTATTACGAGAGGCTTAATTTATTTTCCTGTTATCTGGAAGAAAATTCTATTTCCTCAATTGAGGAAATAAGTTATAAAACTATTCAAGAATACCTGGCGTTTCTTCGCACCCGTCCCCGTATGGACGGTAAACCTGGAACCATAAGCCCAGCAACAATAAATTCGCACATCAAGGCTTTAAAGGCCATGTATATGTTCCTAGAAGAATCAGAGGGCTTTAAGAGAAACCCAACCAAAAATATAAAAAAACTGGCTGAAAGAGAAACGATTATAGAAAGCTTCACTGAAGAGCAGGCACAAAAACTTTTGGCGGTGCCAGGCCAACATACTTTTGTTGGCCGGCGGGATAGGTTACTAATACTGTTACTGCTTGATACAGGGCTTAGAATTTCAGAGGCCCTGGGGCAGCGAGTAAATACTATTGATTTTTCACAGCACCTTCTCAAGGTACATGGGAAGGGGAAAAAGGATAGACTGGTTCCTTTCGGGAATCGGTTGGGAGAATCCTTAAAATCATGGATAGATGAAAAGCAGTTGGGCGATACTAGCCACATATTTTTTGGCGAATACACGCAGCGGGTTATTACTTCTGCTGCTGTGCGCATGAATTTCAAAAAATACGGCAAGATTGCAGAAATTGCAAATACCCCTGTCCGCCCTCATGTTTTTAGGCATACTTTTGCTCTATTCTTTCTCCGGAACGGCGGCAATCCGTTTGTCTTGCAACGAATAATGGGTCACAGCACCCTGGACATGACAAAAAAATATATCCATATGCTGGTCGAAGATCTGCAACGCCAGCACACTGTCTACGGTCCAGGAGACAATCTATTAGGTACGCCCACCCACACCGTGGTATAATCAAAGAAAAACGGAGGTAAGACTATGGCAAAGAGTACAGCCAAGTCATATGTAAGACTAAGTAGCCAAATATCCCAAGAGGCCAACGATAAGCTTACGGAGCTAGTGGAGATACTGGAGACTACAAAAACTGCCGTCATCGAACGGGCGATAAATGAACTTTTTGTAAAGGTAATCCGGCAGCAAAAGAAGTAGCCCGGTGTCATACACAGGACGCATCACTTGCGGAGGCTATACCAAGAGGAATAGCGCATAGAAGAGGCCCGTAATTAAACGGGCCTCTTTGTTTGGGTTTTTGGTTTGTTTCAATCCCTTTGCTCTCCGAAAAGAGCAGGTAAGCTAAAAACCATGATCTTCAACTTGCGTTAGGTAAACTAAAACTTTTGCGTCAATTTAGACGATGGAGAATGGTATAATTTCAATTCCTTCGCAAGATTTAAAGATATTTTAGGCCAAAATATAGAAACGGTCAAGAAAGAGCGAAATCTTGCAGAGAAAAGCCGGGCGCATAGCCCGGCTTTCTCCAGTCCCTGTGTAGCATATTGTATTCGCCATATATATTGGCCTCGGAGGATCCACCACCTTTCTTTTAAAATTATGTTTCCTGCCCCGGCGCCAGGGGCAAGTCTGATTACTCTCCGTAATACCCCAGCAGTTCTCCGATTTTCTCATACATCTCCGCTCTCCAGGCATAAAACGTGCTGTTTGGCTTCCCGATTTTCCCGGTTTTCCACGATCTGTGAGCCAGGAATGGCAGAGCCGCAACAACCAGAGCGCCTCTCTCCCTAATAGTGGTTTCCTTGGTCCACCAGTACCGGTGGATAAAAGTTTCTTTGTCCGGGTCGCCTCCGGCCGCAATCCGCACTATCTCTTCCATGTTTGCCCGGTACTGCTGACCGACAGTAATTTTCTTCCGGGCAAAATCCCTTGTAACAGCAATCTTCTCTATTTGATTTATCGCAGGGCCGCTGGCAGAGCCCTCGCGCAGTTCGTATACAGGCGTCACCCTCGCCCCTGTAAGTTCAAGGGCAAGGAGCAGATCGGCCTGATGTTCCATTACCCGGCCCCAGGTAAGATATAGCCGCATATCCCTGTCTACTAGCTTTTTCCACTCAGGCATCGACTTCCTATTCTGCTTCTTGCTCATGCCATTATGCCCTCCCTATTTTTATACGGCTTTACCCTGCCGCCGGGGGGTGTCAAAAGACTTAACTCCTATTACCTGTGTTATCCCACATTCCAAGTTCCTCTAATGCATCTTCTATATGTTCTTTAAATTCTGCTTTTGAAATCTCATAACTATCTAAAAACTCATCTATGGGTAAACGGGCTGATACCCACATATACACCCAATCCGCTATGCCTTTAACTGAATACCCTTCTTTATTGCATTCCCCTAACGGCTGAATTATTCCATTTAGGTAATGCGCAAATTTATCTGCACCAACATAAACCTTAGTCCCTGCTTTGATTAGTTTTTTACTTCCTAAAAATCCCTCAAATTCAATATCTTCTTTGTGCGCGAGGACTTGCCCTATGTTCAATTTCTTCATACTTTCACTCCTTCTTACCAATTAGCCACCTTAGCCCTCGCCGTGTTTATTACCTCTTTAAACCGGTTTCTCTTCTCCTGTGTTACCGGGGGTTCCACCTCTGCCGCAAACTCATGCGGGTACGACTTCATCCTCGGTATTCTGCGGCCGCCCTGCCGCTTGCATTCGGTTCCCCAGTGGACAGTGCAGCGCCGGTATTGGCGGCAGTATTTGTCGCAATGGATTTCCCGTTCAGCTTGTTTATTCATGGGTAGTCCTCCCCTCAAGAATGTATAACAAGGCTTCCGCAGCGGCATTTATACGGTTCTCCGCAAGAAATTCCCGCCAGTATGAGCTCTTTTCCGGGTGGAATATATAACATGCGTCCTGCGTGGATTCCACCTTGTAGCCTTGCTCCTCCATATATGCCAGCGTCTGGTCCAGCCGGGGAGCGAAAACCCAATCCGCTATATACTCGTCAACTTCAGATGTTGCCTCTTGCATGTCTTGTTTATTTAGCACGTCCATTTCCCAATCATCATCCTCCCGATAGTAAAAAGGGTCCCGGAGTTTTGGATCCCACTTGAGCCCCGCATCTTTTAACTTCTTCGCTATTTCAATGCTCAGCATTTCTTATTCCTCCCCTCCAAAATCACCCAGGCCAGCAGCCCGCCAGCTACGTAGCTGCTCAGATTCACGAGGTATAAATCTATCACCGCAAACACCGTAGCAAAGCTAAGCGCCGCTATTACTCGCCAGTAGAGATTCCAGGTTAATTTCATAACTTCACCTCTTCCAGCGCATCAAGGGCCCGTTTCAACTTGCGGACGTATTTACTTCTGCTGAATGTCCGCGTTTCGTAATCAACCAAGTCTCGGGCTGCCTTAATCAGCTCCTTTTCCGCCACCGCTATTTCATCGGCGCACATAGCTCTTTCGTTGTGGTGCGTGGCATCGTAACTATTTTGGATTGCCGCCTGTCTCTTTTGGGCTGCATCTACCACCTGCCTAGAGTCTGGACAATTAATGATTCCTCTCGCCTTTATGGTTAATTCTGTATCTCGGCCATAGCAGTTTTCTAATTCCTCCGTAATTTCTTCCAGGGCTTCGCGATACATAGCTACTTGGCAGGAAAGGTTTTGTATAATACTCTGCCGCTGCAGGTCGGTTTCTTCCCGAAGGGCAGCAACTTCATTCTGTAGCTTAAAAACCAGTTCTTCCGTCCTCATGAGTCCCTCGCCTCCTCCGTCCCTGTAATCTCCACTTCCACCCGGGGATTATGCCGGTCAACATCGAAGAAATGTAGTATATCCCCGATTTGCGCCCAGCCGTCATTCTTGATTATTCCGGCCTTTACCAGTCCGTCCATGACGAATTTTGCGCCTGCTGTGATATTATCTTTGTCTCGCCTTTTGTTGGGTTCGTACCAACGAAAAGTTATGTCTATGCGCTCCATATGCGGTATTCTGGCAGCCTTGGCGGTCCAGGCTATCATGTCGGTATATTCCTTCTTTTGGCTGCTGGAAGCATATTTATCGCCTCTGGCCGCTTCTATGATTTCGTTCATTCCCGGGAGTACGCCGGGGATTGTCATGGTGCTCATATCTCAGCCACCCCTTTCGCAAGGAGTGCGGCGCGGCATCTTTGTTCCGGTGTTGTGCCTGCCGGCAGCTCATCTATGCGCATTAGCTCGCCCTCCCTCAAATATCACTATTGCACTCGGGAATGGTGCGCTGTGCTTGCATCCACTGAATTTCAATCTTCCCCGAATAAAACGGATCTCGCCTTTCATACAGTAGTCGTGCCACCAGCGAGTATCTGTCCGGGCCGGTAATAAACATACTACTGTAGCCCCTTTTAGGCTTTCTTCGTATGCCTTTTTAATCCATTTACCTATTTCGCGCCCGTAGGGCGGATTCATCCAGAACACGGGCGGCATATTGTTGCTGGTTGCCCACTCTATCCATGGTATTTTCAGTGAATCCATGTCCCAATTCCAGAACCGGTTAACTTTTGCATTTTGGTTGCTGGCGCAAACGTCAATACTAAAGCCAAATTCCTTATTAAGCTCATCAAATAGGGATTGTGGCGTTTCCCAGTCGTCTTTCTTGCTGCTAAACATCAGATCGGTATTCATGCCTATACCGCCTCCTGCTCTATGAGCTCTTTTATAAGAGCCAGGGCCACCGGATTTTCCAAAACTCTCTGCACATCCGAACGAGCGCCGGCGGTAATCTCCGTCATGGCGATTAAAACCGCAAGGTATTGTGGTGAACACTTCGGTTGTGTGACAGGGTTTGTTATTACCTTGGGTATGTTTTCGGGTATACTTTCAATAGCAGACTCCGTGCTGCCCTCGTTTACCGGTTCCTGGCTGCCAACCGTCTCCGGTGCGGGGGTCGGGGTCTGCTCTTCTTGTATCGGCCTGCTTAGGCTGTCTATTATGCCTGCCTCCACCAGAAGCTTCTTCGCGTCTGCCCAGGTAACACCTAGCTCCTTGCGGATGGGCTCTATCTTGGCTTCGTTTTTAATCCACAGAACCCTCAACTCTTCCCTCGTCGGTGCTTCACGCTTTGGTTTACTCATAATTACCTCTCCCTCCTGTTTGATTTTCACTATAGCCGCCTGCCCTGAGAGCAGATCGTTAACCAGAATTGTGTCGGGGTACTTCTTCCCCTGGACCGCTATCATGCGCGGGGTTACTTGCTTGACTGTGCCGATGCGGACCTTATGCCTTGAGCCTTTATTTTTGTGCATACTTACAAGGTGATAATATTCGATTTCCATCCCCGGTTTAATAGCATCTAACTGCATTACATTGCCCTCGCTTTGCGTTTTCCTCCCGCTTTTAATTCCCCTACCAGCCGCTCCTTCTCTGGGTACTCCGCCCATTCCGCCTGTTTGCGGAGCTCGAAGTTAGATATATAAGTCCAGTAATCGCCCGTGATCTCCCCGTCCCTGGTTACCGTCAGGAAGGGGACGAAGTTATCTAGTTTGCTCATGCGCGTTTTCTCCGGTGGTCGGGGCCAGTGACGGGTACCGGATCCGTCATTTCAAACATACGGGAAACGATTTTGCCGTAGCCGTTGCTTAGTAAGTCCTTTTCGCTGCTGTTGGTGGTGAATATCGTTGCCCTCTCCATGCGATATCTGGCATCTACTACGGCATAAAGCCTATCTTCCGTCCATTCAGTTGCCTTTTCGGCCCCTATATCATCCAGGACAACCAGATCATCAGTCTTGGCCCGGTGAAATAGCCACTCTCCTCGTTGCTTCTTTGCTTCGCTTCCCGGCCGCCATGCGTCCAAGAGTTCCATTACCGGAAAGAACGAGCAATATAAGCCCCGGTAGTCCTCTCTGGTAGGGTCGTAGAGCGTTTGTGAATCATTCCGCACCCCAAATAAATCAGGTGCAGTTTCCATCAACGCCCGCACCGTCGCTATCGTTAGATGGGTTTTACCTGTACCGTAGGTACCTATAAGCAGCAATCCCCGGCCTGTTTTGATGTCATCTGTGGAATATGTCCGGCAGGTTTCTAAAGCCGCCTGCTGAGAGCCGCATTTGGGTATATAGCTATTAAAGGTTGCGCCCTGTAGTCTGCGCGGTGGATTGAAATACTGCCAGCAGGTATTAAATCTTGTGGAATCCAAAATCAGTCTCCTCCTCTCGCTGTGATTGTCTCTTCCTGTTTCTGGGCTTAAACTGAGAAACTTTACCCTCTTTTTTCTGTATCAGTTTTTCTTTGACCCATCCCCTGAGCGCGCGGTTATGGTCCGTGTAGCGATTATTTTTCTTAGGGTTCTGCCCAATGTAAATATCAAGCTGCTCAATCATCCACTGTGTATCTTCATGCCCAAATTCGGTGACTAATCGTTCATGCTCATCCGGGGTGAGATAGACATAATCAAGGTGCTTGATTTTCTCTTGGGGGGATATAGGGGGGTTATTGTTTATATTTATATCTTCTTCTGCATTATTAGCATTATTATTATTGTTCCGCTGCTGTTCCGCTGTTGTTCCGCTGCTGTTTCTCGCGGTGTTCCTAGTACCTTTCTTGTAACCCTCAAGAGCCTGGTATTTAGTGTAGTTAACAACTGTAAACAGTGTTCCGAGCTCACAAGGTTCAGCCAGGATACGGCCATCCTTAACCAGTTTTTTAACAGTCCTCTCTATGGTGGCAAGTCCAGGACGTTTAACCGCATTATTTTCGACATATTCTAAATCGCTCTGTAGGTTTCGATATGATCTAATCCACTGGCCTTTTTTTATATGCATATTGCCAACATTAACCCCTTCTTCAGCAAAGGCGGCTTTCCCAAGTATTAAAATAAACATCCTAAATTCAGTAGGATTGATCCATATAGGGTTTTCAAATATATCCCTAGCTACCAGAAAAGCCCCTGAGTTCAAACTTTCTCCCCCCTCTGTGTCGTATAATCTTTGGACTGCGTAACATCACTTTTCTTCCTGCTGCGCCATAATGCCCATCATTTCGAATGCAAGTATTGCGTTTCTCCCCGCTTCCACAGATTCAATCAAGGCAGACTCTGCATTCTGTGATTTTAGAATTTCAATCACTTTTTGAAGATTAGAAAATGTTTCTGGATTAGTCATTGCAATTTACTCCCTTCCCCGGCTGGCCGGGAATCTATATTTATTCCCAACAGGAAAGTTCTTCACTCCTTCCCATCATCCATGGATTGGGTATAGCCAATTTCGCTGACAGCCCTCAAAACTGCTTCAATATTTTCCTGCATCTCTACTTTCTCCGGGCCGCGCCAGCGCCACGATTCTCCGTGTGCCAGATCCTTATATTCAACTCCACTTAGGCGAGCTATGTCTCTGATCCGGCATGTTCCTGCACCAAAGCACTTCCCACCGTTTCTTTCGAATCCAGCACAAGCAAAGCATGGTTGCGAATCGTCCAGTTCTTTCTCTGCAGCTTTACCCCTGCGCTGTATCTCAGTAAGTTGGGATTTTAATCCGGCAACTTCTTTTGGATGCAAACCGGTATCTTCATACTCGGACAAACGCACCATCGTGTAATATAGCCTAGTTACATGACAATCGCCGCAAGCCGGGTCGAAGTCAAAGCCGCAGCTTTTCTGACAGATTTCATCACAATACCTCACCAGGTCTTGATCCAGGCCGTTATCGATATTAAATTCAAGCCTATTATCTTCAAACGTCCTAGTCGTAAACATTGCGTTCATTCTGCTCCCTCCTGCAGCCATGCAACTGCTGCATTATAACAAGCCATGTACATATTGATTGATTCTTTGTCCGCATCAAAAGCACACAAGCCATCTCTGTTATAAAGGCAACTTTCGCAGTATTTTTGATCTACAAGCACTGTTGCTAAATCCTCTGTGGTTTTAATCATTCCGTAATTGGTCGGCTTGTCCGCATATTTTTTTGTAATGTAGGGCCGCATAAGTTCCAGTGCCCTCGCTTGAATATCTTCAAATTCGGTGTTTATAAGCGTGTTGTCCCTATATTCCCGCCGCGCTAACTTAAGTACGGTTTCGGCTGCAGGAAATATCCAATTATCCCCAAACTCCGCTTTGATTTCGTTCAGGACTTCCAAATACTTACCCATTTAAACACCCCTCTCTTACTTCGCTTCTTTATCAAACTGCGCACTAATGGCCTTTACAACCTGTTTGGTAATCGAAGTTATCACAATCTCCTATAGGTACTACCTTCCACCCTTTTGCCAAACAGTCATATAGATAGTCTCTTGCCTCTTCATGCGACAATCTACGCCCTGTTTCATCTTCAAACACCCCTTTTAGCGAGCCTTTCCGAGTGTTATTTTCTAACATGCCGCGAATATCGGCGCACATATGCCTAACTGTCATTTACTATCATCCTCCTTAACCGCCTTATACTTATCCGCTATCATCATGGCAAAGTTAGCTATATTGGCTGCCCGGCGGCAAATATCCGCAGTATCTTTTGGGAAAAGCAAATATAGCTCGGTGTAGTTTTTATGAAGCTCTTCCAGAAGAAACTCAGGGTTACAGTCCTGCCAACCGCCCTTATGCTCATTTGCTCTGAGCTGTTTCTCCATTTCTTCCGCAAACCAGCGGACCTCTTCGCGTATTTTCATCATCTATGCCCTCCTTAAAACAGCGATAACTGTCTTTCGTCGTATTCGCCGCCTATTGGTTCGTGGTTGTAACACTGCCAGCCCGGGCGGTTCATAATCCGTTTTGCTCTATCGCTTTCAGGCTTTGCAAAATAATTGCAGTCAGTGTAAGGCAAATCAGGAGTATATACTTCTGGGGGTAAAAGCAGATCATTGGCTATACAAAGTTCCCTGATCTGCTTTTTGTACGACATAAGATGATTCCGCAACAGGTTCATATTTACCCCATCTGGCCAACCGGGGTCATTGCATCCATTTACCCTGATGGATTTCCACCGGGCTATCGTACCAACAGCTTTTTCACAGTTTTCTTTAATCTGCTGTTCCGGTGTTTGCTTCTTAGCCATCTTTAATACTCTCCTCCTTCCTCCTGGTCCACGCCAGACAGGGCATCTATTTTTTCTCCTTTCTCGTTCTCCACATAACCCTTAAGCATATCGTCGAAATATACCGGGAGAACCGTTATTGCGAAAAAACCAAGACACAGCCTGAAGGTTAGAGGTTTCAAACTGCCCGTAACATAAAAGCCCCCATATTGCGTTTCGATACCTATATGGATACCCACTATTTTTCCTCCTTCCTCCTGGTCCACGCCAGACAGGGCTTGTCGTCCCCCAGCTTCGTTTTCCCGTTTATACCGCAGTGCGGCCACGGTTGCTTCGCTTTCGCCCGGGCCACCATGCCTTTTGTTTCAGGCACCCAGTACTTGCAGGTGCCGCAGCGCCTTTTCTCGTCCATCACGCATCCCTCCGTTCTATCTCCACAATCCCCTGCAATATCGGGTAAACCACCTGCGGCACTACGGCATTTCCTATGCACTTAAGTCTGTCCAACCCCTCGGAAAGCCCATCATCGTTTCGTTCAATTCGCTGGCCTGTATCGGCGAAAAACCCTTCCAAATCCAAAGGTAAACTACCTGATTCTGACTTCCACGCTCTAAGCATTTTTTGATACTGTGCCGTGGGTTTGATTTTGATGTTCTCACCCAAGCAATAGCATTGCTTGCTATGGGACGTGGCAACGATATAAATTCTATCCCCGGCAAACGTGGCACTGATTGCTGAAGCTGGTATTTGGAATACCCCCCCCCGATACCCGATATCTTCCAAGTCAAGTAACATCTCCTCGATTCCCAGATTGAGCAGACTAGTAACATTTTCACCAATAACCCAAAGTGGGTGTGTTTCGGCAATAACCCTAAGTAATTCCGGCCAGAGATAACGGTCATCCTCTTTGCCTCTTCGCTTCCCGGCATTGCTGAAAGGCTGGCAAGGGAATCCTCCGCAAACAATGTCAACTGCTCCAACGTCCTCCCCCCTTAGCTTGGTAATGTCCGAGTGTATCAGTATTCCCGGGAAGTTCTTCTGTAATACCTTTTGGCAGTACGGCTCGATCTCGCAAAAGGCCACCGTTTCTATCGCACCTGTCCAGGATGCGGCCAGGCTGAAGCCCCCAATCCCTGAAAACAGGTCCAGCATTTTAAGCCTGTTCATTCGGCACCTCCGGCATTTCGCAGTTCCAGAGCCCTTGCTTGCCCAGGGCTGGGATAGGTTCTGGCAGCATCTGCACATTTGTCAGTTCCCAGGCATAGCGCCCTGGGGTCCAATCGCCGAAAAGCATTTCCTGCTCAGTCGGAACAAAATAGTCCGCAAAGTCAGGCGCGTGCTTGTCTTTAGTTATGCTTTCTGCACCTATCGGGATATTCTTTGCGACATCCACGTTAGTACCAGGGTGCTCAACTATGCGCCAGCAGTTGGCCAGTTCTGCAGTGGCAATAATTGCACCTAACGGTATATCAAATCCGTTATCTGTTCCATCATGGTTTATTTTTGTTCCGCCTAAGTGCCAATCAAATCGGCATGCGCCATAATGTTTTGCCAGTGCAGTTGTAATTGCATCAAAAATCTCCCAAGGCATTCCTTCTTGCCGCAGTGGTCTTTTCGCCGCCGCATGAATCGCTATTGGCCCCCTGTACTTGGTCGGCCACGATCTAGTTTCATATTTTTTCGCGCCGCAAGCGAGTAGGCTTGCCCACGGCTGATAAATAGTTATGCAGCGCATTGTCTCTTCCTCTCCTTTCGTGTATAATTAAAGCAGTAACATTGTAGCGGGGAGGCGGTATATTCATGCACAAATTGGCTTATATAAACGGTGTTCTCCATGGAGATGGTTGGTGTAAACAAGCCTTGGGGCTTCGGGTTAAAGACTATGATTTTTGTGAAACCTTTGCCAATGCTGTCAATATAGTTGAAGGCCTTAATAAAAAACCTAGGCTCGACGAGAGAGGTTATTGGTTGTTTAGAGTTAGCAACAAAACAGGCAAGTTCGACCATTTGCTGCACTTTGAACCTTCTAATGACAATGAATATGCGGCGTGGGTTCGCGGATTGTTTGATAGCGAAGGCAATGCTCAATTGACCCCTCTTAGAATTAGCCCGAACAGTTTTCATCGAAGGATAGCTATATATTCTACCGAAGTAAGTACCCTTAATAAGGCTAGCCTTTATTTGACTAGTCTGGATATTCCTACAACTATGAGGGCAACAAAATCCTCTGCTGGACATAAAGGAACAAAAACGGTCTACGAATTGAAAGTCCGTAGTAGTCGAAATAACTTTCAATTGTTTTCCGAAAAAATTGGATCTAGTATTAAGCGAAAACAAATAGTACTTAATGCCATACCTTCTTCCTACCATCCCGACTTTTCTCAGCATTGTCGAGAGGCGCAACTTAAAGGTGCTGCCGCAAAACATTACAAGCTCATGACGGAGACTGTTCCTAATGTTGTTAAGGGCATACGAGCCTTGATTGATCAAGGCATCAAGCCTACGCAAAGAGCCTGCAGAATAATACCTGGTTTTAATTCCATACAGCGATATTTTTCTCAAGCTAAACTTGTTTCTATGGCTATGGATTTGTAACGGTTGCCAAATGGTAATAGCTTTTACTTCTTTCATCATGTCACCTACTTCCTACAAATACACCGGCCCGGTAATAACCCCGAGCCATATTAAAACCTGCGAGACAACCGTAAGGGTACCGAAAATAAAGCCTAGGATTATCATTACGCTCGTTAGCGGGTCGGATTTAGCCTGCTTCTTGAGCACCTGCATAAACTTCTGCTTTTCGCGCCGGGGCTTATCCGCAGGCTTTATCGGCTCTACCCGGTACTTCCAGTAGTTCTGCGTGATTCGGTTAGTCTGCACAACAATCCTCCTCCCACTCCCACTCTCCCTCTATCTCGTCCGCATTTTCCGCATATTCTTCCGGGGTGATAGGGGTGATGTACTCCGGTTTAGTGCCCAACATATCGGCTAACTCAGGTATGCCATCTATCTGAGCTTGTTTTTCCATATCGGCATCCCTGGTTTCCGTGTTGCACTTCCCTAGTTTGATCTGCAGGTAAACCTCGCAAGGATTACCGTTTTTATCTGCGCCGAATTCAGCCTCCTTTTCGATTCGGTAATGGAAAAGTAGATCATATATCATCGTCCGGGCCTCCTCCCAGCAGTTCCGGATTGTCGTGGATGTTACCGATCTTAATTAATTCATGGTCACCACTCAATCCCCCGGGGCCCCATAAAGTTTCAATATAAACTCCGTAAAGTGGAAAGGTTTCATCTTCGCATAAGTCAAGATGCCTTAAACCGTTGTCTATATATTCACCTATTTTCACTATTGGTTTTCCGTAAATTTTCTCGTAGTCCTGACCACCCTGTAAAATATCCCCATCATAGAGTTCCTGCCCGTTCTTATCCTTGAGGCCGGTGAACTGGCCGACGGTGGCGGGAATAACCTCCACTAATTCCGTTTCAAAAGCTGGAATCATGCGGTCGGAGTCACTTGGAACTTGCTTTATAACCTGTATACCGGGTTTGCTATTACCGTCTAAATAATTTATAAACTCTGCATAACATCCTTCAACCCATTCCCTGTTATCAATCCGCTTGCCTCGGAATTTATAATCTCTCATGCCCCTCTCCTTTCTCCCATACACGGTAAGCCCGTATGATCGCCTGTATGCCATCAGGCAGCACATCAAATCTAGGCTCCCAAGCATTTGCCATCTGGCCCACCAGTGCAAGTACTTCCTCGGCCCCGGTGTTTGCCTTTGCTGCTGCCAGCTCTTCCCCCATAGCATCTACCAACCGGGATAGGCGGGTGTTCTCCTGCTCCGTTGTGAGAATGTATTCCGATACCGTGTTAAGGGCCTTCATCACTTCACTTGTCACGGGTGATCAACTCCTTTAGCGCGGCCTCGGCTTCTTCGCGAGACAGATACCATTTCCCATCAATTCCTTGAATGGGCTCAAGGCCTTCATATCCCCATTCTCCAGGTGCAGACAAAACAGGCTTTCCGTTGTCGTTCGAAATTTCGAATCCTTTAGCTATCTGCTCTTGGATTCTATAGGGGCAATGACGGTTAGCAGTAGCATATAAGTCGCAGCATACTCGATTGATTTTTTTGTCATAATGTGCTTCATTGCCATATAGACAGTTTTCACAGTCGAAATATTCTTCCTCAATGGCATACACCATATCTCCCACTTTGCACGGCAGCACGACGAGCCGCCCTTCACGTTCAGCTTGCATGATGTCATAGAACCGATTCATCGGTGTTTTGCCAAGCGCATCCTGAACCTCTTTCAGGTCCTCCGGCGTCAGTCCGGTATCCTCGTAAGCGGCAAGACGGTCGAGAAGCAACCCTATGTAATCTTCCCAACTTATGTCGTCACCGCAGTATTGAGGATGTACCACGGCTTGGTTGAGATCATCTCTATCGGTTAGCCTATCCATTCTTCCGCTCAGCTCCTTCCGGTCCTTGCGGCATTGGCATCCAGTGGGTAACCTTTTCAAAAGAGCCGCCCCAATACCACTCGTCCAGCGTTTTAGC